TACCGGTATTAACCGCTACATTTCCATATTGGCTTGAGCTTGCATTACCATTGTAAATCATTCTATCGGTATGGGTAATTAAAGGTACGCAAATATTGTCATTTGTATTTGGTGAGTAATTTTGTATATAGTCGGTTATATTGTTAAAATCGTAAACTTGTGAATATTCATTTAATGTAGCTAAACTACTTAATAAATCATCACCTAGTATGTCTTTTAAATCTACTACATTACCGAAAAATGTTATGTGATAGGTATGGGCTACATTGTTTTTTAAGCCTACTCTATTAAGCTTTATTTTACCATTTTTAAAAGGTGTATTATTTATTTCTAAATATGCCGGGGCCTTTGTTCTTGCATCAAAACCGACTTGAATATTGGAATTATAGTAATGCTTGAATATTTTATTATTTACATTTGATGCCGGTACTGCAAAAGTTTGTGTAAACTCGGTAAAAACCTTTGCGATGTCTTTTACGTTTTGAATCGTTTGTGTAAGTGATACACTTTCATCTTTAAATAAATCTACTCTTTGGTTGTTTATATATAATTGTAGTTGGCGCATACTATCTTATATTGTTTATATAATCAAATGCTTCTTCAAATTGCATTGAATATTCTATTAATCTATCATTGATTTGTGTTTTAAATTGCATTGATGAATTTTTTAATTTCACCGGCACTATTTTTTTTTGTCCCTTATAAAAAACTTCTAGCCAAATATGCTCACTTAATAAAAGTTCTTCAAATAATTGATTTGACGATTCGGGGTAATAACCACTACTTAAAGAATGGGTTTGTTTTCCTTGGGTATTAAAAACCTTATTTGCAGCATCTTTTGTATCGTATGTTGCACCGCTATTTGATGGGTATGATATTATATTTGATTTGTAACCCTCATTGGTTCTTCCTAGTTCTTTTGAATTTTTTAAGAAAAACCATAGGTCTTGCTGCGCACCATATTTGTTTATATAAATAATTTTTAAACCATCACCATATTTTGAACAATTGGCTCGTTTTATATTTAATAAAACACTATCGCCGCTTAAAATAGAAGTCGCGCTTGATGTATAACTCAAATTTGATACGCCACTTGCATTTATGTATGGTACGCGCCCGGCCTCATTTTCCGGTACAAGTATTTCAAATGTTGGTGTAACGAATGGGTTTGGGTTTTGTTCGGGTATTAAATATGTAGGTAACGATCTAAAGGGTACTACCGGGTTAACATTTTCTAAAAAAGTTCCATACGCTTCAAACCCTACATCTTCAATTGTGGCCAATGTTTGCACTATGGTACCTTGAGCATTTATTAATGTAAAAGTTGTAATGTCGGTATCTATTTGAATTGTTTGGGGGGTATAATTAGCTTGATATTCTATTTCCAAATAATCTCTTACTAATTCCGAAATATCAAAATTTAAAGTTATTTGTGCCGCTATAAAACCACCGGTACTTGGTCTATTTTTAGTTAAAAGATATTTTGTAGAACCATTTATTTTTATTCTACATGAAGCCGAATTTTCAGTTACGCCAAGCGTTACACTTTTAAATTGTGGGTTTCTTAATGCTATATTTGCCATTTTAATAGTCTAGTGTTAAAGTTGCTATAAAAAAATAAAATCTTATTGTTGTGTATGTATATCTTTCATCGCTTGCTATAAATTCCCAACCAAGCAAAAACCTATTATGTGGCCAATGAAATGCTATTGTTAATTTCCAATTTTTCATATTTTTATTTTTTAGAGTTTATTAATGCAAATTCAATATCAAGCGTAAAGGCTTCTATAAGTTCAATAGGTACTTCTTTTAAAACCCTGTCAAATGGTTTTGAAAAAAATTCGGTAGCTTCAATACCTTTATTATAAATACTCCTAGCGATTAAAAGTGACATTGCATCATAAGACATAAACTTTCCGGTTTTTTTATCTTTCCATTGAAACCTTTTTCTTTTTATCCATTCTAGGACCCCCTCGGTTAAACCGCCTTTTGGAAAATTACCACTACCATATTGAAATTGCGATAGTGAAGCCCTAGTTTTTGGGTAGGTCGATGTTTTACCTTTAACACCTTTATCGACAAAAATTCCATAATCTTGCATATAGAATTTTACAACAAACTCATTTGTCTTTTGTTCTATTTCAGATCTTAAAGTTGCATAAAGTTGGCCATTGCTTTTGCGTTCATCTACCAAGTTTTTTTTGGCTTGGTCCACTATGTCATTGGCTAGGCCCCTAATTGCTTGTTCTAAATTGTCTAGTTTCATTCGCAAATATAAATATCATTATATATTAATACATTCATAGTCGCAGACCAACCGGCAAGTTCGGCTTCAAATCTATCGTGAAAAGGTGTTAACGATGGGCTGCCATCTAATTGGTACATGTCAGTATGTAAAGACCCCATTCGTAACCTTTGTATAAGTATATTTAATACAGATAGTTGTGTGTTTAAAATGTCTTGCTCATTGTCTTCACCGGTAAACCTATTGGTTACAACATCTTTTGATTGTTCAACAATATCACATGCAAGAATACTTATATTAAAACTTAAAACTTGTTCTTCAACACTTACACTATTTACAATTATATGTGATAGCGGAAAAATGTCTTGCTTGTTTAAGTTCACCTTGCTTATGTCACCTATTGAAATAGTATTTACAAAGGGGCTTGAAAATAATTCTTTTCTTATAGTTTCGGTTAATTGATAGTAACCCCTTATTCCCTGTTGGCTCATTTGAAATTCTTTTTAATTCTTTTGGTTTCTAGTTCGGCTTTTTCTTTCATAAATGATAGCATCATAAAACATTCATGTACGTTTAATTTTGTGATATCTTCAAATCTTCTAATGTCCCCTTGAGCCAATCCAAATATTGATTGATACCAACCATATTTTGCATTGAAATTAGATTTTCCGTCAAGGCTTGTGGGTCCTTTTGATCCAAATAATTCATCATAGCTTTCGACAAGTCTAACCCTAAACTCCACAAAAAAAAAATTGAAGACAATACCGCGTTCATTGGCATTTCCAAAAGTAAATCATCGGTTCCAAGTTTATATTCATCAATTGTGTATTTATCTTTTGACTTCAAAATAATGGGCCTATATAAAACATTCATTGCTTTTTCCATATTGTCCCAATCACCTATAAAGGTATCAAGGTCAATATATTCACCCAAACTAATTTCATCTAATTGTGGTATGAAGCCATAGTTGGTTTTATTGAGTTTAAAAGTTGTGACCAATTCGGGTTTTTCATCAAATAATTTTGTAAGTTTTTCTACAATGATTTGACAATCGGTAGCCTTTAAAAGCATTACATCGCTTATATTCATGTTGCAAAAAATCTCTATGATCTTCGCATGCAAATGGGTTTCATTTTCGGCATTTTCTTGAATTTTTAATAGCTGCTTGTATTGCCTTAATGTAATATCATTTAAGCTAGTAGGTATTGATACACTTAATTTCATATTTATATAACGTATTTAAAATGGGTTTTTATAGTAAGGTAAATATAATAAAAAAAGGTAAGCTTTATGCCTACCTTAATTTACTCAAATCTAACCTAACAATTAAATCATACTCGCTTCATGACATGTACCCGAACATACGCCGGGCTTGTTCATTGGTTCGCCACATTCAGAGCATTCATATTCCGGTTCATCGGCCGGGTTTCCTATGTTTAAATAATCACACATAATTTTCTGTTTTTAATAAAAGTTATTTAATAATATTGTTTTTGCTTCATCAATATTTTGCCTGTCATAATCGTGAAATGAATTAATAATAAACCAATCACTTAAACCAATAGCCTTTAATATTTTTATAGTTTTTCGTATACCAAATAATTCTGTGCATTCTATAATTTGCACTTTATCTCTTTTCCAATAGCTAAATTGGTTTTTGGAAATAGTTATATTTCCGTTAATATAGGTTTCTAATATTTCTGCTAATTTACACATAATTTTCTGTTTTTAATTTACCATTTCGGTAGTGCTCTATAATTACACCGGTACTTAAAGGTACTAACTTATAAGGCCGTATGCTTTTTTTTACTAGGTACTTATTTATTAATTTTTTCATTCTTCGATTTCATTAAAGATGGCATGCTCTAAACATTCACCACAAATTTCATCACTCAAATAACTTGGTTCCGAACCGCAACAATTACTATAACCCATTACTTATATATTTTAATGTAGCAAGTGTTGATGTGGCTTCATGCTTTGCTCTTTTAAGCATACATACTTCATCTCTATTTAAGCTATTAAATATTCTTGCTTCAATGTCTTCAATGACGTATTCTAAATTGTTTATAATCTCTTTCATATCTGTTTTATTAAGGGGGCTTTTACACCCCCGGTTAAATTAGTCTACTATGTGGGTTAAATGATCATACACGTTTTGCATTTGATTTTTAAATGACAATTCATGTTTTGTGTCTTTGTTCTTTTGATAGTAGTAATCTAAATAGTTTTGAATTACCTGTTTTTCTTTTTGTGTTACTTTCATCTGTTTAAGTGTTAAGTTAGTTATTATTTATAATACAAAGATACAAAAAATAAATGACATACGCAAACAACAGGAAACAAGAAACAACAATAAGGTCTAATTAATAGATGTAGTAATTGCCTTTGTTCGGGTTTTGTAGTTGGTATGAAACTGAATACCGGGCAGCATCAAGTAAATGGTTGTGTAGATCTTGTGGGGTTTTTGACTTTTTTTCGAGCCAAGAATAATTGTTCAATTCTTTAATTAGGTTTAAGCTATTTTCTTCTACTATTAAGTCATAGTCTTGTAGCAATGCAATTCCATAGGTGACAGACCCTTGGCCTTTTATCGCTTTGACTATGTTACACCCTTTTGATTTTAGTTCGTGCAAAAGCCGGGGTTCTGCGCTATCGCCCACAATAAGGCTATCGCTTGCATGCTTTAAATTAAGTTCGGCAATTTGTGATGTGGTCAAAGCTTTAAGATAAAAGCATTCTTTTAAATAGATTATTTTATTGGTGGTATCAATGTTGGTTTCAATAAGTGTGTTTTCGTCATTTGCAAAACCATAATCTTGGCCAAATACAGATACCCCTATTTTTTTAAATTCGCCTATCTTCCAATTTTCAAATATGACCCCCTCGGCTTTTGCAAGCCAAACCCCAAGCAATTGATGTTTGTATTTGTCCGGCCTACGTTTCTTTATGTTTTCTATTTGCTCTAAATAACTTTTAGATAGGTTTTTTATGTTATCTAAATATGTTGTATGTATATAGGTTGTATTTCCTTTGGTTCCATTTAGGCCATCATTAATACCCCTACTTTGATAAAAGCGTTCATATATCCAATGCTCTTTTGTAACCGGGTTCAATATAAGTATGACCCTATTTTTTTGTTTAAGGTTTCTTATACTCATATCTATTTTATCAAAAATATCTTCCGATACAAGTTCTTCGGCTTCTTCCATTACCCAAGTTGTGACGTTTGTTAAACTTTTTAAATTCGCGCTTTGGTCACCGCTTGAAGTTCTTATACCGCGAAATATGATCTTGCTTCCCGATAGCTTATTTTTAATTTCATCTTTGGTTATATAGAAATGGTCTTGCAATTTAAGTGTTTCTATTTTATCCAAAAATTCGGGTATGATAGAAATGTGGGCCGAAGTCAAAGTATACCTTGTAAATAATATTATATGGCCGGCTTCATAAGTAAGTAACAACAAAAGCAAGTTTATTGAATACGATTTACCGGACCCCCGGCCACCGGTTACAATAAAATACCTTGATGCTGCATTTTTTATGGGCGCATACTTTTTATTTATAATCACTTAAATTTTATAATATCATTAAAGTTAATATTAAAGCCATCACCCGAAGAAATATCTACGCTCTCTTTTGGCTTTCCGTATCGATACCCAAAGTATAAATTCATAGCCCTAGCATCACCATTAAAAATTTGCTCACCTAGTTTTTTTATGACCTTTTCATTGTCAATTAAATTGTCTAGTTTTTCAATAAGCTTTTGTTCATCAGCTTTTTTAGGTCTACCGGCCCCATCACGTTTGCCGCCGTTATTTTTTCTTTTATCTTCCATTGAATTATTATTGTTTATTCAATTATATAACGTAATTACTTATGGTTTTTATTTAGCTTTAATCTTAATATTCTTTTTCTTATCAAGATACGCTCTTTACCCATTGGTAATTTGTCTAGTAATTGTTGTAGCTTTTGTATTAATTTCTTCATTTTTCTAGGTTCAATAGTTCTTCAATTTCACACAATAACATATTGTCAATATCTTCTTTACTATAATGATCTTTGTTTTGTTCGTATGCTAAACACCAAGGGCTTTTAATTTTTTTCATAGTATTGTATTTTTAATTAGTATTAAATATTATGATTCGCATGTTATTACTTCATAATCATTTTGGGGTTTTTTCCATTGGAAACTTTTTAAAACCATTTGGGCGCGTTCATCGTATTGTTTTTTTTCATTATTGTTTAGTTTACGATATTCAAGTTCGGTTTCTGTATACCCATCATGTCTTTCGATTTTATATTCTTTGATTGTGTTTAATGCTTCTATGTATTTTTTTTCTAATTCATCATAGTTATCTTGCACTTCAAGTAATTTTGATAGTTGGCTATATTCAAATTGTGATGAAACATTAAAATGGCTTTCAAGTTTGCGCCAATATTCAACTTCATATTTTCTATATATAATAAATTGGTTAAAAGAATTAATAGCGGTTGCATGGTGGTATGATTTTATTTCTGAATTTGCCGCTAAATATTTTGCAATACCTTGGTAGGTCATTTTAAATTTTGTTTTTAATATATAACAAAAAAATGCGCGGTGTTCAATTACTTGGCGCGCCCTTGATTTGTTGTATATGTCTATTGATGTTATTTCATACAAAAGGTCATAAGTTTCTTTTGGGTTTTTTAGTAATTTAAAGTTTGTCATTGCTTTGTAGCTTTTGTATATATAACGCAGCGTCCATAAGTTCTTCTTTAAGGTGCTGCAAAAAATCATCTTTGTTATTGTCTTGTAAGGTTGTTTTGTATTTGTCTATTCCTACACAACTTCTTATGTCAAATTCGCGTTTAAGATCTTCAACTATTTTATCTTTCATTCTGTCCTTAATTTTAATAGGTGGTAACACTCGGCATATTTTTGTCTTGCTTTGCCTTTGTATTCTTGTTTAAATAATTCGTATAATTTTCTTGTATATTGATATTTGGTATCACAATCTTTAAAATATTTCTTGGCGAATACGCGCCCACGACCTTTGAATGCGTTTACATTGTCGGCTTGGTCCCCGACTATCATTTGTTCATAAAAATTATACATTGCTTCATCTTCGGATATGTCAAGTATTTCTTTTTTAGAGTAGAAATAATTGTAGATTTTCGCGGGAAATTGTCGGTAATCTTTATCAATGCTAACGATCATTACTTCATCGCGGCCTATATCATCTGAAATATTTTTCCAATACCTTGCCACTACATCATCAGTTTCAACGCCATAGGCATAAATACTATCATAGTAATCTTTTACATATTGGTGCATTTCATTTAGTAGTGGGGGCAATTCTTGTTTTTTCCTATTGGCCTTATAAGTAGATGTTATGAGTTTACGAAAATTTCCTTTTGAACCGCTAAATGTCAAAACCTTTTCTATTGGCATTTTGTCTTCAAGATCGTTTATTATTTTAAAATATGCTTGGTCAAATTTATTTCTTGCATCTTCAATGTCTTTATAGAAAAGATCATCGTCCGGCGTTTCACGTTTTCGATAACAACTTGCAAAGATTAAACTATCGGCATCTATTAATAAAATCATATCTCTGTAAGTGTTTCCTTTATCATCTTGTGGTGCATCTTTTGCATCTTCTTTTGCTCTTTAGTAACCATTTTTATAATAGATGGTAAATCTCTAAAAAGTTGGTCTACATTCATTACCAATGTTTTTTCTTCAATATCACCATACCCAAAATATAACTCCCCATCACCGCACCATAAAGTGTGCGTTTCATATATATAAGTATGTGTTTGTGCATCTTTTAATTGCTTTTCTAATCTTTCAATCTTTTCTTCTAATTCTTTTATCCTGTTATCTTGTCCCATTTGTCTATTGTTATATTAAGTTTTAAATAATTTTTATTCTTGGTTTCTTTTACTTGGTAGTTAATTTGTACATCGGTTATTTCACTATCTTGGGTAGTATGATATTCTATTTGTTTTTTTAGTTTTTCCCAAGCCGCTTTGTTTACTTCCATATAAAAAAGTTATTAATCTATTTTTATTATTCCATTTGGTAATGAATCTAAATCATCTCCCCAAGTTGTAACTACAATCATATCTTCGCCATCAAATGAATGAGATTCTTCAAAACATTCGGCAAAAATGCTATCTTTGTTTAATATAGCAAACAATCTTTTGTAAAGCCCTTTGTAGCCTTTTGATTTTTGATTTACTAGTCTGTATGTTACAAATGTGGTCATGGTTATTTTGGTTTTGTTTTTAGTTGTTATCTTCTAATTCAGCTATGGCCAATTTTATTTTTTTAGTTTCTGTCTTTACCGCGCTTTCGATTATTTCAAAATGTTCATTTGAAGTTGTAGATAGTAAAGTGATTAAATCATTACTTCTTTTTTTTAAATCGTTTATCGATATATGGTTTTTAATTTCGTGATACTCATTGTCTAAATATTCATCACATTCGAGATCCGCAAGTTTTACATCTTTAAGACTTTTAGCTTTTTTGTTTAAGCCCATATCTTCAATACCACTTAATTCATCATTAAGGCCATTTAAAAGGGCATTATAATCTTCTAAAAATTCGGCAATTCTTTTTTTTAAGTTTTCCATTTTCTGTTTTTGTTTAGTTAATACTATTTCAATATACTACAATATACAAAAAAATATGTTATTAACAAAATTGTGGACAACTTTAATCGGGTGATATGTCAATATTTATTCTTACCGCTTGGTTTTCTTTAAGCAAGTATACATCTTTATGTATTCTTTTTTTTGTGTATACGCTTGTATCGGGGCAATACTTTTTAACCGGCTTTGGCATTTCAATTGTATCAAGCCAATACATAAAATTGCCTTTAGGATCGTTTACAAAGAAAATTTTTACAATGTCTTTATCAATTGCCATTAGTGAATTATATTTATCACTTTCAAGCATTTTTTCTTCATAGTATTTTTTTCTGAATTTCATTTCTAAAATACAATTTTTTCCTTTTGGCGTTTTTCCAAAAGCATCATAAGTTTTATTTCCGGTACCGCAATGTTCTAAACTCCAACCATCAAGATTTAATAAAAATACGACCGCTTTTTCCCAATCGTTAATTGTTTTAATTTCCATTTTCCCATATTATATTTAATTCCTTTATCCAATTTTTAATTGTCCTAGGTGAACAAGTACATGGCTTTGTAAATTTATGATTATAGTATTCACTATGTAGCCTACAAATTAAATCAAATTCAATAGTGTTTAAAGTATTTTTTTTAACGCTTCTAAAATTTGACCAAATTTCAAAATCTTCTTTATTAAATATTACCATCTCTTAATTTTTATTTCATTTAACTTTTTTCTTTTGTCTTCACACCCACAATCGGTACCCCAATGTTTATGATATCGATTTACCAAAAACTTAATTCCGGTATACTTTGTAAAGTAATAAATAATATTTCCTAGTTTCATTTTTTTAAAATTTTTGTTTTCTAAATACTTATATTAAAAAGATTTTTTTGCTTTTCAAAATACAACATATATTCTTTATCATTTGATGATCCACTTCTAGGTTTTCGGCCCCCTATAATTCCTTTGGCAAAAATATTTGAAGTCTTACCATATATTAAGCCATCTAAACAAGCCCAAATTATAATTGATGGTTTACCCATATCTACAAGCTTTACCATTTTACGCGCCGCCAAGGGTAGGGGGTACGCTTCTTTTATATTTCTATTTCTTCCCTTTACCTCTATATAACAAATTTTTTCATTTATAGTTACCTTATAATCTACATCATATTTACCGAGTTTTTCCCATTTGGCAGAAAATTTTTCACAAAATATTTTAATAGCTTTTTCTTCCCTTTTAAGATCATTGTTTGATTCAAAAATTTTGCTCATAATAATTTTTTCAATTTGTTCTTTACTTTTTTATATGTATTATATAATGAATAGTATTGTATTTTACTTTTTCTTGAAAATTCGGCTATGCTTTCGCCCCCTTGTATTATTTCAAATACTTTGCGGTCATACCAATACATTTTTTTTAAAGCTTTTTCTACCTTTAAATATGGTTCAATGTAATTAATATCATTTTGACTAATTTGTATATCATCAATAGAAATTAAATTTATGTTTTTAGCTTTGCGTTTATAATCATAAAACAATGTTTTAAGGGTTTTATATATATAATAGTAATTAATTTCACTTTCATTATACATTATATCAAGCCCCTTTTTTTCTATCAATAGCATTATTTTAATATACATTTCTTGTGTAAGATCTTCGGCTAATTCTTTTTTGCAACCAAAAGACATACAAATTTCTACCCATTGTATGTGCTTGTTTGCTATTAATAACATTGTTTTTTTTACCATATCATTTTAAAGGGTCATATAAATCATTTACGATTGTAGGTAGGCCTTTTTCGTTTACTTCAAAGCTGAAAGTATCAAAAGGGTACCCACGACTTCGCCCACATTTTACAGATGTATAACCTTTGTTTTGGAAATTTTGTTCGAGTAGTATAACACTTTCAGATTTTTTTTCTAGGGCACTACCTAGGTGACCGGTCCCAAGTTTTGCGCTACCAAAATTTTGATGTATTACATTTATTATGTGACAATTATTTTGTTGTGATATTCGCATTAAGGCACTAACTAAATTATTGCTTGCTTCAATAGAATTTACGTCATTGCACAAATCGGCTACTCCATCTAAAATAACCAAAGATGGTTCACTTATGTTTTCTTTTAAATAGTACTCAAGAAATTTTAATCTATCGACATAGCTAATTGTTCGCAATGCAAATGTTTTATATTTTTCTTTTGGAATATTTGAATCCATGTGTAGGGGCCTTTGAAATACACGGCTTGCATGATAGGTCGATTGTTCGGTGTCAATATGAATAAGGCTACCATTACCCCTATGGCCTTTTATTTTCCCACCATATATATTTGTACCACTTAAATATGCGCTTGCTAGTAAACTACAAAAAAAGCTTTTACGGGTCTTGGGGGGCGCGGTGATGGTGCTTAAATTTCCATAGCTGCAAATTCCAATTGGCACTATTGTATCACCTAGCGGGCTTTGAATTACTTTTTCACCATAACTAATTGCCGTTGGTGGGTAGCTAATTTTTTCTTCAATATCAATGAAACAAGTATCTGCGATAAATTCCATTAACATATTTTCTTCGGTTTGTTTTTCTGTCATTCGTTAAATATATAAAAAAAAGGTGCAAGCTAAAAAACTTACACCCTTTATAAATTAGGTCAATTAAAATGGCAAGCCATCATCTTCAACTTTTTTGTTTGGTATTGCGCTTTCAAAAGATTGTGTTTCTTCACGTTCTGCAACTTGAATTTTGCCGTCTGAAACCCAAACGACCTTACCATTACCCAAATATGTTTTTTGCATTTTGGCCTCACGTTGTTCTTTGCTTTGGCTATCTACAATTGCTACATTATTTCCGTATCTTGTTTCATCTTGTAATACGATACTAAAATTATAAAAAACGGCATTATCGCGGCCTTTTACGAATTTTTCCTTTGGGAGTTTATCTACCCTAATACTTGCATTAATTATTGCACTCATTGTTTATATATATTTATTGATTAATATTCTATTTGTTTAGTTTTTCTCATTTTCTAAAATTTCTATATTTTTTTTAACTGAATAACCATTAAGTCTTAAAAGATTTTTAGCCTTTATAACCTCTCTTTGTTTTATTCGGTAGTGCTCGAATATTTCGTTGCTTATTGCCATAGTGTTTTTTATTTATTTTGTTTTAAATTGGCCATGCTTAAATCTAACTTTGCCTTTATGATCTTTACAAGCCAAAGCAATTAATTTATTGCCATCAAATTGACTAGCCCATTTCCATTGCTTTAATTTAAGTTCATAGGTTTGTTTTGCGCGGCCCCCCTCTATTTTAAATTCGTTTGATTCTAGTTTAATCTGTATAACCGGATAATCATACAATTCAATACCAATACCCAAATTAAAACAAGCGCGTTTAAAACTATCACTTGCTAAACCTTTTTGGCTATCGGCTTGGCTTTCGGTTCCGGTATCTTCTTTTGATACCCAATGTTTGTTTTCTTGGTCCCAAATTGATACAATACAATTTTTATTGTCCCTTGTGTGTTCGCGCTTCCAACCAAGGACCCCACAAACTTCATTAAGTCTTTTGATGTCTACCCTTGCATCTTTATATGCTAAAATGGTAGCATAACCACCTTTGTTTATAGATTGTACCCTAAAGTCAATATCTTGTATTTCTAAAGGTTTTGATAAATTGTTTAATTCCATTCTGTTATTGTTTATATAATTGTGATACTTCTATTTTTGCTTTTAGTTCTTCTATCTTATTACACAAAGCTTCTATTCTAAATGTATACTCGTCAAATTTAGTTTGGGCGGTTTCTTGTGAAAAGTTATTTACCATTATTGTATGTTGTATAAGGTTGACTTTAATACATCTAAATTTTCTTTAATTCTAATTTGCTCAAAAGGCTCATCAAGTAAAATTGCCCTTTTTAACTCTAATTCAAATTTTTTAATCTTGCTTTTTAAATCATGTTTTTGTGTTATCATTCTGTTTTTTGTTTAGTTAGTTTTTAATTTTGTTTTCCATTACGGCATCAATTATTTCTTGTCTTTCAAATAAAAGTAATCTATTAAATCTATAAGGTTTTAATTTTTCGGCTTTTATTAAATTAGCTATTGTCCCAACCGAACATCTTAAAAATTCGGCGGCTTCTTTTGTATTAAAAAAAATAGGGGGTTCTTTTTCCATTTATAAGTATTAAATATTAATAATACCCAAAGATAGATAAAAAAAAGTAATAAACAAAAAAAAGAGCTAAACGGCTAATTAAACCTTTTAACTCTTTAATTATCTAATAACTAAAACAGAATAGACAAATATAAGTTAATTCATTTTATCTACCAATTGTTTGTAATGAATTATTTTGTCATTTAATTCATCGGTACTAAATTTTACAATTTGTTTAGATTTTACAAATAATTCTTCGGCGGTACCATCACCAAATTTTTCATCTAATTTTTTACTAAAAATAAATTGTCTACCATAATTGTATACATTACAAGATACACATTGTGGCATGCAATTCAATATTTCCCATCTAGTAGAATAATTTTTCCTACTCATAAAATGGCCGCATTGCATACCATCACCAAACCAATGGGTTTTTTTGTCACAAGTGAAACAAGAAACCATACCAAGATCATCAGCATATTTTAATCTAATAAATTGGCTAAATATAGCATCTAGTTTTTTTACAATTTTACTTCGAGATATTTTTTTTGGTTTTTTAGTTGGCATTTTTTAGGGCTTCAAAATAAAATTTTGTGTTTTTATATTTGTTAATTAAAATTATATATAATAACTTTACACTTTTTTATTACTTCAAGTATAGAAATATTAAATAAATAAACAAAAAAATACATCAAAATAAGAATAGAAAAATATATAGTTTTTGGACCCTTAATATAAGCAAAAAATTCTATCTGTTTTTATTAAGTTGTTTTTCTTTATTTTTAGAACCAATAGATGAACCAAAAAAGAAGTTTATTACCTGTTGGCGTTCTTGCAATAAGGCCGTAGTTAAACCACCAATTGCCGAAGAAATAATTGCAATTAATGTTTTGTCTTCCATATATATCACTACAAGTATTTCAATAATCAAGGCAATAAAAACTATCCACAAATTCCAAAAAATAACCCTTTTGGCTATGTTATCGGCCATTTGGTTTTCTACCTTATACATTTCACGCGCACCGGCGCGATCTTGGTAATCTAATTCAATAAGCTTATAGGCTTCTTTTTCTTGTTCGGGGCTTATACCATCATCTTTTTTTATTAGTGTCTTAACGGCCCCCAAAATATCACCGGTAGCCACATCACCAACCATACTAATGGCTTTTTCTAAAATATCGGACCGGCCAATTTCGCGAAGCCAATTGCCAACCCTTGTACCATCACCACCATTTTTTTTTAATTTTAGGTTTTTACTCATTACTTATTTTTTTTTCTTAAAATATACCATTTATTTAATGTGTATAATATAGTAACCAATAAAAGAATGATTTTTAAAGCAACATCAATATTTGTCATTGAAAACAGAAAAGTACCTAAATTAATAAAAAGGGTTTTATAGTCTTGGTCCATTTTTTTATTCGGTGTAAAAAGTGTATAAACCTTTTTTTCTTGTTATTAAAGCTTGTTTTCTATTTTTACCTTTGTTAAAAGATATGTGAACCCAATGTGGTTCAAATTTACCATACTCCCAAATAATTTGATCATAGTCTAAATTTTCGCGTACCCAATCAAATATTTCTTTATTTGTTTTACCCCCCATATTTGTAATATCAAAAGCTTTTCCATCTAAATGGCTGCTAGTAAAAGACCCTCCAAGACTAGAATTAAGTTCTTTTGACCTAAACATACTATTAATTTTTATTGGTTCACCTACCCATTTTCGTATCGGTTCAAAAACTTCTTTTGCAAGTTCTACCATATTTTTAATTTGCTCTTTGGTAGGTACGTTTTTTATGTCATTACGCTTTGCATGGTTTGATTTTATGGCTTCCCTATATGAAATATGTTCACTTATGTTTTTAGGGTTTTTATTTGTCTTTTTTGTAGCTTCCATCTTTTAAATCTATTATAATTGGTCCATACTTTTTTTCAATTTCTTTTTTAAAATTCTCACTCTTTACATTATTTTCTGCGAACATGTGCGACAAAGTATGTATTTGAGTTTGCAATAAACCAATATCATGTAATATTGCTAATTTTTTTTGTTCAAATTCTTGAAATGCTTTTAATTCCTTTTTTGATAGTTTGCTCATTTTATTATAGGTAATAATTCATAATATTTTCCGTTACTTCTTCTTGGTTTAGGCTTAAATCTTTGTATAGTATAAATTCAGCTATAAACATTTCGGTTGTATTTCCCAACATAAAATTAATTGGCGATGTCAAGGCACCGGGTACACTATATAAATTAATTAATGCCGGGTCACTCTCAAATTCGCGAAAAAAACCATCTTCACCGGTATAAGAAATACCATTTTGTATAATTTTTGAATAAATTGATTTAAAACTATTTCTCTCGCCCGGTTCCCTACTTGGTAATAATTGAATAAGTGGCCTACCGGGTGGCCTACCAACATCTTTTAAAATATTATATTCCAATTGGCCGGGTTCTTGCCTTGGGCTATAAGATGATACATTATAAGATTGTAAACTATTAAATCTTGGGCGAAATTCGGTTATTAATGATAGTTGTGTTTGATTTGCAAAATATATTGTTGGTTTTCTATTTTGAAAAAACATTATTTTATCCTTAATTATATATGGCGCGTTAAAAGGATCTGCTGTTAAAGTTTCATTACTACCACCGGCTTGGTCATACCATTTAACGACCCTTAATGTGGTTCCGAATGGTAATAAATCTGTTTCGTTTATTTGTGTTTCTAGTAAGTCAAAAGTTTCTAGTTCTTTATTTATAACTTGTATTACATATTGCTCGGGGTTACTTGTAAGGTTTCTTAAAGAATAGCCGCTTTCGGGTTCACCAAATTTTTCAATAAAAGATTTTTCTCTCGGTATTTCACAACTAGCATAAGGCTTATAAACAAGGCCCCAATTTACGTCATTGTCACATACACCCGATCCCCACCAACTTTTTGAATATATTTCATTTGCCATTTTTTATTTTTTTATTTTTTAAAAACAATTTTAGTTTTTCAATGTTTTTTGCTTTTGGTTTATAAGTCATTTTTACAAATTAAAGTACCCAACCATTAAATAGACTATCATTAGATGGTGAAATATCATCATTTTTTGAGTTATTATACTCGGGGTATGTAGATGAATTATATCTCATAAAGTCAATAAATCGCCTTGAATACCATTCGGCATTTGTACGCGCTTTTTCAACTAAAAAATCAATTTCAGATTTATCTACGCTTTGAGAATTTTCGGCTTGATGCTTGTATACGCCCCCATTAGCAATAGTATATGCACAAAATGGGTAGAAATTCGCTTGGCCAAACCAAATTAGCATACTTACAATATGGTCGTTTAATAATGTTTTCCATCTTGCATTGGCCGGCAAATCAATTCCGGCTACAATTGCAGCCGTTAAACCATCATACATTGGGGTACCAATTATTTCTTGCACATCAATTTCTTGCGCGATTTTGATATGCTGCAAAAGTTTTGAAGTATCCAAATTTCCGTCAATAATTGAGTTTCTTACTAGGTCGGTTCTATTTATAAAAAGTATTGTAGCCATATATTTTTATTTTACGCCCGGGTAGTGTCCTTGATTCGGCATGTTAACCGGGGCAATTTCAGATTGTTTTGTGCCCCAAGGTGATTTAATAAAACTTGGTGGTATATTTCTGTCTTTTTTATAAGCATCTAAATTGTCAGATGGTTCGGTGTTCTTTTTAAGGCGATATAAAACGCGAACCCATTTATGACGGCAATATACACCCCCCTTAAATTTAAACAAATCGTAGGCTTTTCCTTTGTGTCCTAGCCTATCATTTACGCCGTCCCTTGATGCTTCGTCTATACCCTCTAGTCTGTAAACAACACCTCTTTTAGATAAATTCATCATATTTTTACAAAAATCTCTTGACTCGTTTCCATCTTTCATTTGCTTTGTAGACCCAACCGCGTACTTGTATCTAATCTTATAATTTTTACTATCTAAATAACTAAAACCATTTGGCCTTGATGTGACTTCATCGGCAAATTTTCTAAAGAAAGATTTTTTTTGTTTAATACATAAATTGGCCCAATCTTCATCACTTATTTGTACGTCTGTGTCTAATTGATCTACCAATTCGTATTCATCACCTATAGTTTCACCTTTTAAATTATTTAAAATTTGCTCTCCCAAATCATCAGATAAAAATTCCGAATGCGATTCACAAGGCATATACCAAGTCTTGCCGTCTTCTTCAATATGTTCGTGAAAACCTTTACAACCTATCATTTTTGCAATTTCTTGGGCTTCTTCTTTTGTTGCGTAGGCTTGTTTTCCGTCAATTTGTTTTAAATCTATTGTCGCCATATTGGCTTTAATATAACCGCAAATTTTTGGGGCCGCTTCTGCGCCGTATCTTTCGGTTTGCTCTTTTATGCAAGTGTCCCAAGGGTATTTTTCAAGATTTACCTTTGACATTTCAAGCCCGGTTTCTTCTTCAATAGTTTCTTTGTCTTGCAAAGTCTTATCTACCTCTGTAAATTCAAGTGGTTGTAAGGTCGTAAAGTATAGGTTTAAGCTAATTTCGTTATAAGCTAGTATCTTATCAAAGTTATCTATTAAAAGTTCTTGAAATGGCCTTATAATAGTGTTATCCATGAGAATGGAAGCGGCGGTGATTTCATCGGCATTATTTCCGAAACCGGACCCATTATTAATACCTAGTAATTTTGGTGAAACTACCCGGTGAGATAACATTACTTTTTTTTCGCACTCTTCCGACAAAAATTGATATTGATTGTGCGCATCACTTAATTGAACCGGCGTTATTTCGGCTTGGCTCTCTTTATTGTCATTAAAGCTTACAATCATACGGCCGCTATTACTTGACCCTTGAAATTTTGCGGCTATCCTACTTTCAATTAATTTACGTTCCTGTTGGTTTGGGACCCCATTATTAAAATTTAATAAAAGCCCCGGGCTTAAACCATTAAGAATATTGTTTAAATGATAGTTTGATACCTCCTCTTCGAGCTCACTATATTGAAGCCCACCTTGATAGTCTACCGGGGAATAGTAATAAAAACCACTTTTATAGGGCTTTATGTATAATATTTCAATATCATCATTTGACATACCCCAAGCCGAAATTCTTATTGGTTCATCGGCATTAGTAAGATTTACCCAATCATTAAAATAGTAATACGCCGGTACGTTCCCATCTTCATCACATTTTGCAGCGCGTAAAGTTTCAATAGGCATGTGTTCAATTTCAGCAATTCTAGTTCTATCTTTTGAATACACAACTTGAATAGCACATTGGCCCATTAGTTTCAGATCATAGCACAATTTTCTTACTATTTCTTTTTTAAACAAAGATACCATCTGTGCATACTCATT